CCAAAGCCACCAAATGCGAGGATCTTTTTTAAGACGCCCTAAAACCGCGGATCCAAGCAAATCATCTAACCCACCGCCATCAATGCCAATCGTAATGACATCTGACTGTTCAATTAGTTGGTCTAAGCCGAAAACATGTTTTTGTTGATTCCAGAACTCTGCACCAGCCCATCGGTTAGCACGTAAGTTCATGCCGATTTCGATGTTTAAGTGTTTGGCCAAGAAATCTCGAAGTGATTCTTCGCCAGCATCTTGAACCTTTTTAAACTCTGAAATGAGATATTCAAGGTCAACCGATGCACCTAAATTTGGGTTTGTGATGTAAAAGTTTTCAGGTTTTAAGTGTTCGCCTGCTTCAACTAAATACTTTGGGAACTCATAGATAAGAGGCAAAAAGCTTTTATCTTCTTTAATTCCATCACGCACATCACGGGCATAGTCTAAAAGCTGCTTAAATACACCACACGGCACTTCATCTGACATGGTAGAAAGATAAATCACACAGCCTTCTGGACGTGATGCTAAACCACCCTTTGCTTCACGAAACATTGATTCAGCATTAGCACGTTTACCAAATAGCCAGACCTCATCGATCAAGATGATTGAAGCCTTCTTACCTGCCGCTGCATTTGATTCTGCTGCAATAACTTTAAGCGTCGCACCTGTACCCAAATGGGTTACAGTCTTTGTGTGCTCAGACACATTAAATCTTTCACTTAGTTCTTCATCTGCGCGTATAAAATCTCGGATTGGATTAAATGAGTTATCAGCAACTTCTTTTGTAGGCGCCAGAATAATAAGTTCGGCAGATTGTCGATCATTAAGAATTAATGCAGTAAGCATAATTCCTGCTGCAATCGTAGACTTAGTATTCTTCTTGGAGATCAGAAGGAAAAATTCACGGATTAGTCTTCGCTTAGTGTTTGGATCGTATGCACCAAAGATCGCTCGTACAAACTCAATCACCCATTCCAATGTGACATCGCCCATCTTTGGGCTACCCATCACATCTACAAGAATAAGCTCTTTAAATATACGCTCCGCAACGTCTGCCACTTTTGGGAATAGTGGCTCACATGGCATTAATGACTGCTTAACAACAATACGTGTCGCCCAATCTGGGCAAGCTGTAGTCCAGACTGGTGACATTGAAGTCATAATTTAACTCATTAATTGATTATCCAAAGTTGCAAACTTTCCTGATTTAGTACCATCACGCGCAGCTTCTGCTTTAGTTTCTTTCTTACCCTTTTCAGCTACTTTGCCGTGGACGTACGGAAGTGCTGCTTGGGCAGCGCGTACACGTAGAGCCATGTCTTCAACTGGATCAGAATAAACAGACTCTAAAAACTCTAAAGGGTCGGCTAAATTCTTGGCAGCCTGAATAGTTGTGCTGGTTGTTAAAGGCTTAACCTCATGTTTAACAACTTGTTCAGGTGTGGCATCTTCAAGTCGCTCCAGATGCGCAATAACATCAGGGTCTTTTGCTAAGCGCGCACCTGCCGCAGATGCTGTCTTTTCAGGGCATCCAGCTAAAATAGCCGCTTCTTTGTTGTCTTTACCGTTTCGTTTTGCGAGGGCAAATGCCTTCTTTTTTTCTGTTAAAGCCATATACCCTCCTTTAACATATTTATGAAATGGGAAATTTTTTTATAAATGAGAGGGCGGGCGGTGTCCGTAATTTTTTGATTTTTAAGAAACACCTTCCCCCCATGGTATCTTGCAGAAAAATTTAATTTTCTAGATATTTCTCTACAAGTTCATCAATCTTCTGAGCGCGGTAACTCAAAGCTTCTTTGGCTTCTTGTGGGATACGTGGATCAAACTGCATGCCACGCATAAAGTTAGCAACTGATTCAAGTTGCTCTAGTAGTTCTTCATTGTTCATTGTCTACTCTCCTTCAATGTCTTCTCTTTATGGCATGGTACACACAAGCTCTGTAGGTTTGATTCATCATCATTGCCACCTTGTGCAATATTAACGATGTGATCTAACTCAAGCTCCATGGTGACTACACCACAGCATTGGCATGTGTACTTATCTCTTAGGTGTATCTTTGCCTTGAGTCTACGCCAAGGACGACCTCCACGACCTGAACCCCAATTGTTCTTACTTGAGGCACGTTGTATTTGCAATCTCGGCTTGAGTGTTTGTAGTTTCATTTGGATTCTCAAAGTCTGGAGTCAATCGGATAAGAACTTCTGCCACCTGATCAACACCTACTGTAGTCTCAACAAAGCTAACACCTGCCAAGTAACTACCATCACTTAGCTTTACCTTTGTTCCTTTTGCAGATTTACCACCTGCATATTCAATATTCGCAACACTTAATTGCTTGACCATGATTCACCTCAATCCAACGTCTTATTGCTGTACGCCACAACAGACTCTTGTTCGCTTAACTGCATAAGCAACTCATTGTTCTGTTCCAGTGCTGCCAGTATCACTTGATCCTTCTGTGCTACCTGCTGAATCAGTGTTGTGTTTTGCTCCACTATCTGAGTGAGCAGATGTAGTACTTCTTTGTTTCCGCAACTGCAATCTTTCTTTAAACAGTTCGAATTGTTGTTTGATCCAGTCACGACGTTCCTCGCATCCTTTACAGGCCATAACGACACCCATTAAAAAACCCTCCGAAGAGGGCTCTTATTACTTATTCTGAATAAATTCTCGGGTCCAAGTTAAGGTCTCCATTGCCTCAACGTGCACCAACTCCATCTCACGTAGTTCATGGTATCTATTCTCTATTTCCTCTAAGAATAGAGTTGAAAACTGAGGGTCAATTTTATTCATTGCATTAGCAAAGCTTGCAGATAAAGCAGCAATAGCAAGATTGGTTTGGTTTATTGGATTTTCTTTTGGCATGAGGTCACTTCTTTTAATAGGGAAACTGATTATATCCCCTTTAGTTGGCGGCCACATACCTCCTTTTGAGTCACGATACCAACCCATATCCACAAGTTTTATCTTTTCTGATTCTGTAAGGTCTTTTGCACTATGGATAATATCTTGAGCTTCATCTTTAGACAGGCTTGCCACTGTGTTTTCTAACGTTAGCATTTTAATGCTCCATCACATATTTAAGATCATCTGGACATGTGAGCTTCACACCATCCTTTAGACAAAAGATTTCGATATCATTTAAGAACTCTTTCATCTGTTTTGTTGTTGCTTCTGTGATGCTGATCCTATTAGCAACAAACTGCCGCAAAGCTTCATATTGGCTTGCACCAGTCTTTTTGAGTTCCTTCATAGTCCTGAAGGTTTCAGGATATTCACCAACATTGTCACGGTTATAAATTACTGAAAGATATTTGTATTTAAAGAATGATGAGGCCTCTTCTTTATCCAGACCTCTATAGTTTCCGTATTCAGTCATCCAGAGCCAATATAATCTTCGTTGTGCTGCTGAAAGGCTTTCTTGCTTACAAGTAATCGTAACAACTAAAGGCTTCCCTTCACTCGCTGCCTTTGCATGATTAGTATTGAGATAGCCAATTACATAGTTGATGTCAGAATGGTTTTTGATGACGAATCTAGGTTCCATTTTGACCTCGCAATAAAAAACCACCCGAGGGTGGCTTATTCAATCATGTTTCGTCTAAGGTTTATTACCAATGCAAACCCTTATAAATAAAATCTACATCGTGAAATTCAATATAGGAAAACTCATCTTCATTTTTGCTTAGCGCTACTTCAAATTGTTCTAGCTTGTCACCACGCTTCCGCATTTTTTTGAGTTGTATATTTTTTGGTGTAAATGGAAATATCCAATCAAGTAGAGTTCTTTTTCTATCAATAACCATTGCTTTAGTAGCATTATCGACGATCTGCTTTAGCACTGTCATTCGCAAGTGTTCTGTATTCATTTTAATTAACATGATTAAAACACCTCACCATCTTTAAGATTAAGCATCCGCTCTGTTTTTTCTAACCAACCATCAAATAGAGCTTCCGACTCTTGTCTTGTGCCTAGTTGGTAAGTGTCAAATAAGAAATGGCACTTATGGCAGAGAGGCACTGTAAACGCATCTGAGGCTTTTATTCCCTTACCCTTGCCGTGCTTACCAGAATTAGAATGAGCCGCTTGTGAGTAAGGATAGCCGCATCTAACGCATGGCAACTTCCTTATTGCAGCAAGTCGCTTTGCATCACGCATGAAGGTTACTTCTAATATTCTTCACTTGGTCTTTGTGTCTTTTAATCTTCGCGTCAATTTCGACCATTTCTTTTGCCGTCATCAAACCGCGTGAAAGATTTTGAAGCTTTTCTATTTCATTGCACAAAGCATTTAAATTCTTCTTCGCTTCGATTAGATCCATTGGCTACAACTCTATATTATGTTTAGCTAGTTTCTCTTTGCGCCATTCTTCTTTTTGCTTTTTAGTTTTAAGCAACCCATTATCATCGGGATCAACACTAGAGCCTGTAACTATGCAAGATAATAAGACTATGAAGAAAAACACAGGTATGCCAACAATTACAGCCAAAATCATTAATAAAAATTCCAGCATGATCACCTCACCTGTATTAACTTAGATGAAGCAACCGACTGGGAATCCCCGGTCCACTATAACAGTATAAATTGCTTCTCTAAATTAATTGGTGGTTCTGGCTGGATTCGAACCAGCATCAGCCGATTATCTGTCGTTACGAGGTATAAGCTCGCTGCTCTACCATTGAGCTACAGAACCATTGGCACGCCATGCAGGACTCGAACCCACATCAATCACACTAGAATTATGATGTCTTATCCAATTAGACGAATGGCGCATAAAAAAGCCCCACCGAAGCAGGGCATAAAGAGGAAACTGAATTAAAACAGCCCAGCTATTCAAATGAACAACTGGGCTGAGCAGTAACGTAGTTTAAGGCTGACTGATGTGTTAAGGGGTCGCCAATCCGCAAGTAAATACTCACCTCTTTAGGTGGTCAATCCAAGGGTAGTGTCTTGTTCAAAACCCGCACCCTTCTACTCACTTTAATGACCAAATAAAGCGCTTATCAATTTTGGTTTGAAAGCCTGATAAGTAGCTCTCGGTTTTTGCTTGTGATCAACCACATACAAGCGAATGTGTTAGGTGGCATCATCAAGCCATGTCTAAACCCTTTATGCCCTCATGATGTGCTGGTGATAAACCAATGCCAAGGGTTGAGGCAATAAAAAAAAGCCCATCGGATGATGAGCTTTTAAAATTGGTGAGAACCCTTGAGGCTTACAGACTATTTCACTCTAGGGCATATTTAATCTCGATCGGCGAAAGACGCTGTAAGAATCCATCACCTAGTGGCACCTTACTTACACTTCGCACCACTCTAACATAAATATGCCACATGCCTTGTACAAGGTCAAGTTCTATACCTATTTGTATTTAATAAAACTATAACGGCAGTGAATTGCAGCTAAACCACATTTAACATCTGCTCTAGCATCATTTTGGGAATAGACAACAACCATATCTCCAACTGGATTCATTTGAGTTACAACCATTTCTGACCAAGAGTTGTTATAGAAGTATCTTTTGATTACAGCATCAAGCCATTCGTCCAACACTTCTGATTGCCCTTGCATATCTAAGATGAGGCGTTGAACTGCACGCGCTTCATTGTCTGTGATTTCACATGTTATACGCCCACGACCTTTAGGGATAACTGGATCATCAGAACAAAGCCAATCTGCCATGATCTGCTCTTTGCCTTTCACTTCTTGCTTGCGCTTTTTGGCAGCCTGATCCATAGCGACAGCAATCGGGTTTATGCTCTTTCCACAAGTTCCAGAATTTGAGTACATCCAAGCCCCAAATTGATAAAGCCATTCTTCTAGACTGTATTTGGTCCAGTCCGTTGTTTGCATAATGTGATTTACTGCCGCATTCATACCGTCACCTACTTACCAAATACTGTCATCAAAACTATTGCCACCATAAGTACCGAAAAGATAATTACGACAGCCTTGTTGTAGTCCATCTCTATCCCCTTACATCCAAATACTTACCAACTTGCCGATTGAACCGATTACGATTAGCAGCAATCCGAAGAGAATGTACTGCAAGCCTTTGTCATCCTTTAGTTCCATCACGCCACCTCAAATCATCAAGTACTTTTTAATTTCATCTATGGCTTCATCTGCACCGAAGCAGACTTTGCACATGTAACCTTGTTCTTCTAAGCGTTGAATCATGAGCCTTTGACTTGGTTGTAACTTCCCTTTCTTTGACTTCAACTCAATCCAAAGCCCGTGTATCTCACCATTTGGAACAATTAGCTGAAGGTCTGGAACACCAGCCTTCACGCCCAACTTCTTAAACTTTGCAGCTTCAAGGATGTTTCTTGAGCCACCATTAGGAATATGAAACAGGTAATCACTCAAACGACCTGAACCATACTTCACTCGATGCGCCCAACTCATGAGCGTCATCTGTTCTTGATCTTCTGTAGGCACTCGATTAAATCGCTTTGAACGAGCTGCCTTCTGTGACTGGACCCTTTGAGCCTCTTTGAATGTGGTCATTGGTCACCCCATCGCTTTCTTGATTTCATGGATACAGAACTTCAAAGCAAATACTCTCTGATCATTACCGTTCTTTAGGTTCTGCTCTTTCGCCAATTCAAGTTGATTAACAAGCTGACTAGCTGCATTTCTTAACTTGTCGTTTTCAATCTTTGAGTTATGTAATTCTTGAGCTAGGCGATCTACTTCTAAGATTGCTTGCTCTCTTGTTAGTTCTTGGTCCGCAAAGCAGGTGCCGCCTGCATGACAATAACCGTCTGCTCCACAGTAAGGGCTTCCACCCTTACAGCGCATCACAGCATTAGCCCATGTGTCGTCGTTCTTACTTAGCAAGTCATGCTCACATGGGATCTTGGTTGCTTTCATCCTTCCCCCTTGAGCGCTTGCTCTCCTATCCATTCGTATTTGTTTGCACCACAACCAAAGCAATGTAGTAGCGCATAATCTTCTTTATCTGAGCCAATTCCTTGCAACGGCTCTTTACCGCAACGACCACACATACCATTTAGCATTGCAGGCATTGATTTTTGCTTCCAATCTTTAAGTTGAAACTCAAGTTCATCCACCCTCTTTTGCAGCTCGTCACCATAGTTACGTGAACTAGTAAGCTCTTCTTCAAAAGCCTTTACTCTTTGACGTTGTAGCGATAATTGGGTTTGCAGCTCCTCCACTTTCGCTTGCTGGTGCTGCCATGCTTCCTGCCAAATTGCCCATTTCTCGTTAAATGAATCGAGGTGAAATGCGTAAAGCTTTCTTTGACCGTTTAAAACATATCGACCAAGCTCCTCATCAAAATCAACCGCGTCTCTAAATAGCCCAATCCAGTACTTTTGCTTCTCAAACTCTTCTCTACACTTATCCATTCTTCACCCCAATCGATTAAGCTTGTAAGCTTCGTTAATGTGAACTTCAGTTACTTTGCAATTCGGCGAAATGTGGTTTTCTATGGGGAAGTCGTCGCCTAATGTGTCCGAATCCACAAAAGAACCCCCAACCCGCGCAAAACCAATCATTGCCGCATAGCAATCAACACACATTCTTGGCTGTCTTATTTCGCTATTTGAATAAAGCTCTGGAGAGCCACAATCGATGCAAACACCTTTAAACTCACTCATGGCTGGCTCCTTTAATCCCTAAAATTACCCATCCTTCTTGCAGCCCATACCCGCTTAAGACATAAGAGATGGTTTTACGAAGTTCATTGCCTGAATATAGAAGCGGCATGCCTTGCTTCATTTGCTCGCCTGAATGTATCGTCTCAAGCAAAATCAGCTCATCGCCAACTTTGAAATCTCGATCATTGAAACGAATCTCAAATGTTTTACGACCATCAACAACAGCTTGAAAAACTTCTGGATCAGTTTTTAAATTGTGAACTTTACTCATCCCCGCCTCCATATATTGATTCGTGGTCTTTGATTGCCTGCTCCAATTCATCCCAGCCGCTTACATTTGGATGCTTTGCTTTATTCCGCGCTAGGTAGTCTTTGGCAAACTTAGTGCCACCATGCCACTTGATCAGATCAATCGACTCCACCAAGCGTTTGAGATCCGCCATGTTCACAAGTTCAATTCTTGGATTAAAACGATCTGAATACTTTTTTGCTTTGGTGCAGTAGCATAATGTTGAGTAGTAACACTCCATATATTTGCTTGGGATGCCTTCAACAACCTCTCGCGCCTTATCCAATCCTTGCTCACGAATAAAATGTTCTGGTTTCATACCGCCTCCTTGTAACGTCTAGTCATGGCTTCCTGCTTGAGCTGGTCTAGCATTTTCAGCTTTCTTAATTTCTCGTAGAGGTTCGCTGCTGCTCTTGTTTCTTCATTACGAGTACCGAGGTTGTACGCTCTACGCAGCTTCATCATTGCGTTGTAATCTACAAATTCGATCATGCTTTCAGCTCCCCTTTAACATTCAGGATGTCTTTTGCGTATTGAGTTGCCTTGTAATGATTTTTCCCAACACGTTCGAAATATTTCCATTCAACAAATTTTTGAAGATTGCTGTAGATGGTTCCTCGATTGAAATCAAACACTGATTCCTTCACGTCTTTGACACTGAAAGGCGCTGATGCATGACAGCCAAACACGAGTAAGCTAAGCTGGTCATCAAAGTTTAATTTCTTTGTTCTATTTAAAGTTTTCACGCTGCACCTCCAAACTCTTGCAAACTAGCGAGATAAGCAGGATCAAGATCTGCAAATGTTGCTCTTGCTAAATCAGTACCTAGACGCACAGTTCCTACCTCTCCATCACGGCACTTACCGATGATGATTTCAGCAGTTCCTGCATCTTTTGAGTTCTTGTCGTAAACTTCATCGCGGTAAATGAATAGAATCACGTCCGCATCCTGCTCCAATTGCCCAGATTCACGAAGATCGGCATTAACTGGACGTTTGTTAGGTCTGTTCTCTAAGTTGCGGCTAAGTTGAGATAGAGCGAATACAACGCAATCAAATTCTTTTGCGATTGCTTTCAACCCTTTTGAGATTTCACCAATTGCTCTAACTTGGTTATCAGTAACAACTGGGCTTTTCATGATTTGTAGGTAATCAACGAAAATTGCGTCTACACGGCCATACTTAGCTTTAAGTAATCTTGCTTGACGACGGACATCAGAGAGTGATGCATTAGCCGTGTCATCAATTCCGAATTTGGCATTTTCAAGCATCTTGTTAGCCTGAACTAAACGCCCCCAGTCATCATCCTCAAGAAACTTAGACTTGATATTGCGAAGCTTGATTTGTCCGACACCTGAAACAATACGGTCCCTGATTTCTTCCTCAGTCATCTCAAGTGAATGGAACTGAACAACAAGGTCTTGGTTGATTGCCATATCACTCATAATATTTTGAGCGAATGTTGTTTTGCCCATTGATGGACGGGCACCAATCAGAACAAAGTTGCCACGACGTAGAGCACCGATTTTGTTGTCTAGTGCAATGAATCCTGTTCTTAAGCCCGTTTCAACATAAGTGCCGTTCTTTCGTGCAATGCAAGTTTCTTCTAGATCCGCATAGAGACGTGCTACAAACTCATTCACATAGGTAAGTGATTTCTTCTCAGAGTTGTCACCGATTTCAGCAATCATGTTCTGAGTTTTATTGAGCATCTCATCTAGGTTTGTGGTGAAGTCCTTTGCCATACCCTGCATAAGCACAGAAATGTCTACGAACTTACGACGAACCATTAAACGGTGAAGCTTCTCGATGTGTTGTTCCAGTGTTGAAATAAGCGTAGGCGCTTCTGCATTCAGCGTAAGCATGTACTGCTCATCAATGTGGTGAAGATTCAATGGGTTTTTCTTGATTTCGTCCCATACAAGAATGAAATCAATTTGTTCACCACGATCGTGGATTGCTTTAATCGCATCAAAAATAATCTGATGTTTTCCTGAGAAGTAATCACGGTTTAGGCGTTGAACATATTGATCCACACCATCAGCAAGAGATAACAAAGAAACTAATACACCTTGCTCTGTAGGGACTGAATGTAAGTAATCCATTATTTAGCCCCCTTGTATTCTTTGCGAATCAATACAGGTGCATTACGCTTTGTTTCTGAATTATCAGAGTTGGTTTTATCCTGCTCTTTTGGGAACATATTGATAAAACGATCTAGTTTTTCAGGTTCACGGCAAATCAATTCAATATCGGTATAACCACCTTGAACATGGTAATCAGACTTAGAGCAATTCAGGATTGCATGTTTGATGTCTTCAACCAGATATCCATCAGCGAGACGAGACTGAATTTTTCTAGCTCGTTTGTCAGATAGAATCGTTTTTTCATTTTTGCTGAATGTGGTTTTCCAGAACTCGAAAATTTCACATATATCTTTCTTAATATTTTCTTTCTTATTTGTTTCTTTCTTAGTAGTACCATTTTCGGGGGTAGTCTCCCCTCCATTTTGGTGGGTACTCCCCATACCATTTTCGGGGGTAGTGTCCATACCATTATCGGTACTACCATCCATTTTGGCAGGTGGTTCAAACTCAGGATGAATGATTGAAAATTTGTTAGTTTCACCAGTTGATCTAACCACTAAAACCAAACCCAATTGTTCAAGCTGGCGAACTGAGTCAGTAAGTGTTTTTAATTTCTTGATTCCAGTCTTTTCTTGAAGGAAGCTAGAAGTAATCGACCAGTTACTACGGCAAAAACCATCAGTAAAGCGGTTAATCACTACGTAGCATTTCAAAGCGCTACCCGTCATTTCAGACACATAGCCCTTATCCACCAGGTAATTTGGTGTTCTAGTGTATTTATCTTCCACTGGGGTGGCCTGCTTGAGAAATTGTTCCAGGTTAAAAGCCGTATTCATCAAACACCTCTCAATACAAATGCAGCTAAATCAGCTTTCGCTTTAGCCAATGCCATAGAGTTTTCGAGAGTTCGATTAAGCACATAAGCCTCAACCGCTTTTTGAAACAAACTAATCTTCCGATTTAGTTCAATGTCTGCTAATATTGAATAGTTCATATGGTTTGCTCCGATTGAACATTGAGCCTGATCCACGAAATCAGGCTTTTTTAATGTCTGCTGTTTCTGAGCGCACTGATAAATCTGAATGCAGCTCATGGTTTTTATCGCTCTCTGTTAAGCCGAAAATCTTTTGTTTAATCTTCGTCTCAGCTTTCAATTTTTGGAGATGAGGCTTGATTAACGTTTCGTACACATACTCACTTGCACCCTGTCCTGCTCGTAGCATTTCAGCCAATGAGGACAACTGTTCTTTGTGGTCTGTTGGCATATGGATGGTGATAGACGCATCCTTCTTTGGTTTACGTTTAGTCATGGTTTTTCCTAGGCAGTTAATGCTTGACGGTCAGCCTTTAGCTTTCCATTTGTTAATACTTCAAAGGCAGCTTGCGTTCTTGGTGGTATGCCTTCTTGCTCCCATTTGGTAATACCTGAGCGTGCTTTTTTGATTTTCTTGGCTAGTTGAGAGTTATTTTCTACACCGTAGAACTCCCTCAAATGCTCTACATTCATATTCAAATTCCTGAACATATTAATTCAACTTATTGAACAACATGTTCAGGCATTTGTCAAACTTCTTGTTCATAATTTTGAACATCTGATATAAGGTTTTGAACGATGGATAATTCTGTTTCTGATCGCATTCAATCTCGAATGGCTGAATTAAAGTTATCTCAAGCGGATTTAATGAGGCTCACTGGCGCTGCTAGAGGAACTGTTTCTGGTTGGGTAAATGGAAGTAATAATCCGAGCGCAAAGCACATTGAGGCGCTAGCAACCGCATTAAAAACAACATCCAGATGGATTCTTACTGGAAAAGAAAAACAAAATTTAACCAACTTCAACATGCAAGAATTTATGGATAAGCACGGCCTATCCAAGAAAGATGAATCATCATTTGATGTGAATGATATTCAAAGCGCGTCAGTAGTTGAGTATGGTGGGGATGATGGATTTATCTGGATTGATGTGGTAGAGGCAAGTTTTTCTTGTGGCACAGGAGAATCTATAGAGTTTCACTTTGATGTGATCAATGGAAAACAGCCATTCCCACCTAGTTTTTTTAAACAAAAAAATGTTCATCCTGATTGCATGCGCATCATCAAGGCTAAAGGCGACAGTATGGCGGACAAGATTGAGGATGGGGATTTGGTTGGCATTGATATATCCCAAACCGACATTATTGATGGTCAAATTTATGCTGTTTACTTTGAGGGTGAAGGCATGATTAAGCAGATTTTCAAGGAAGAAGGCGGGAAACTGATTCTGCACAGCCTAAATCCTAAATACAGAGATCGTGAAGTCACGGAGCAAAATGGATTGAATTTTAAAGTTATGGGTCGCCAATTTTGGCGTGCAGGTTAAAAAAGGAGAATGGAATTGGACAATTCAAAACTACCAATCAACCAGATTATTGCTCGCATCAATGATGCTGCGAAACATGGTGAAGCTTTGGTGCTAACAGCCGAAGAAGTGAAGATTCTTTCCAAAGATATTGGCGACAAAGTCTTTATTCCTGTGCTTACTAATGAGCAGGTCGTGCAGTTGGTAAAAGAAGGAAAGCTTGGGCAGAAAATTAATAACACCAAAGATTAATAAGCTGTGAACCCGACACAGTACTTTATAACAGTTCGGGCAAAGTGGTGCGACAACCAATGTCAAACTCATGATGAAACTAAAAATACAGACTGTTAGACTATGACAATAACCAATACAGACCTGATTGATGATGATGCTATGAGTGAGAAATTCCATGTAGTTTATGATGGCAAAGCATTAGAAGAACACCTAATGGATGTTCGAGATCTTGCGCCTGCTATGATGGCTATAAGTGACCTCTTGACTCATGCCAATAAAGAGATCAATGGGGATAAGCTTGAAATTCAATTAAATGTCAAAGCAAACTTTAAAACAGGTTGTTTTGGAATAGAATTTGTTGAGCACCTATCTTGGGTGAATCAAATCAAAGATCTATTAGTTGGCCCTACTGCAACGGCCTTAGCAAACGCAAGTGGGATCTTGGGATTGGTTGGTTTTTTTGGGGGTGCTACTGTTGGTGTAATTCAAATCTATAAAAAACTGAAAGGCAACCCTCCTGTTAAGATAGAGGAAACTGTTGATCATGCAAAAGTCTTTTACACTGAAACTGAATATTTAGAAGTTGATAAAAGAGCGTTACGTCTTTACCGAAGCAAGGTGATTGCATCCGATATTGAAAAAATGCTAGAACCACTAAGCAAAGATGGGATTGACTCATTTTATGTTGTAAAAGAAATGCTTGATGAAAATGTTGAGCTATTTATTGACAAAAAAGAAGTTGAGTATTTTAAATTTCAGGACATTGATGATCATTTGAGCGAAAGCATCACAGAAACTTTTTTGCAAATTGAATCAATATCATTTAAGGAAAAAAACAAGTGGCGATTCAATAATGGCGGCTCAACAATTAATGCTTCTATTACTGATGAGGTGTTTCTGCAAAAGATTGATTCTGGATTGCTTCGTTTTGGTAAGGGCGACTTACTTAAGGTTAAGCTAAAGACCATCCAATTTTTAGCTCATACAAAACTTAAGACAGAGTTTGAGGTTATGGAAGTTATTGAGCATAAGACTACCAAACAAGAAGAATTTGATTTTTAAAATACAAAATTAGCAACGCTTAACCCACCCCGTGTGGGTTTTCTTTTGTCTATCAAATAAAAAATTAGGAATACCAAATTTAATTAGGCTTCCCTATTGACATTGAAATTAGGCAAGCCTAATATTTATATCAACAAACACAAAAAGCCCCACACTGTGGAGCTGATTTACTAACTAGATGCTTTCTCTGTCCTCTACCAAAATTTCAGAGCAGCATCGCTATAACTGGTGCTTTATTATGAACCAAATCACAGATATTAGTCAACAGGGCTGCATTAGCCCATACCTTCGCTCATCAAACAAAAACAAGACTCCTGAAAAGATGCTTGCCCAAATTAATGCATGGTTGCTTGATGAGGACTTTTGTCATTATTTTTCAATTCAAATACAAGGCCAAGAGGTTTATCCATTCGGCGTGATAAATCGTCCGTTCTTTCATCTTGATCAAGCAGAAAGAAAGCTAGAAAGCTTAAAAAGCTCAAATCCAGAAGTGGATTACTACATTACTGCAGGCGCTTTTGCCACCTATGCTTTAAATTTTGAAGACGAAGAGGCGCCAATGTGGGAGCGAGTTTGGCTCAATTTTCATGAGTACCGACTAATAAATCTTCAAGTTCAGAAAATGTCTCATGACGAGTTGGTAAAACTTGTACCAAATTATAATGAAACATTGCTTTGGCAAGAAACTCAAAACACTGAAAGTGCTTGTCACTATTACATGGCTACAGCATTAGATGAGTCTGACCAAGGCATCTCTATGTCATCAGAGTGGTTTATTGATTTGTTAGATGCCATTAGTGCAAAACAGTATTTTTCCAAAACATATCCTGGTCGCAAAGTTGAGATTCGCTCAGGCGTTGTGTCCACTGAAGATTTAATGGCTTTAGATGGCCGTACTAGTGATTGCTATCAAGCTCTAATCGATGCTCACAAAGAGCGCTTAGCTTCACTTAAAAATAAAGGGGAATAATCATGCGTACTAGTTCACAACTTTTTCCAGAAAACAAAAGCGTGACTGTGGATGACCTTATTGCAGCTCGTAGTGAAGCTAAGAATGATATGGGTGATATCAATGCCCTACTGTCCGCAATTGAGCTAAGTCTTGTTGACAAACTTAAGGACCATAACTTAAGTAAGTTTGCCTTTGATAAAACCTTTCGCTTGATTGATGTTGCCAAAACTCAAGCAGATTTATCTCAAGATTATCACAACGGCGAACTTGCTCAATTAACTGGTGGTCAATACCAACTTGATGAGTTGAAAAATAATATTACACACCTAGAGGTTGTCCCAGAGACGCAAGTAATCAACACAAATCATTTAGCTCCAGCGAATGCGGCCATCTCTAAAACACTTACGGAAGGTTTTAAGAATGACGGACGGCGTTAATTACGCCGACCTCTCTAGGGAGGTTCTTTTTAAGGCGTTTTTATTGTGGCTTACAAAGATTGGGTATCGCGGAATTGTTAGACCATGTGGGCGTATGGAGTTTTATTGCGCCACGGTAAGCAAACTTTTTCCTAGAAACGTACACATCATGTATGACGGGAAAATGAATAAAGCAGCTACCCAACTTTATAAAGAATTTGAAGATCATTTAAAGGCGTGATCATGAGTAATGTAATTCGCTTTAGACGAAACGGGCTTGCACACAAGATCAGCCCGCAAGATGTGAAACAAAGATTAATCAATCCAAGTAAGGATGTTGAACTAAAGAAAGCAGATCAAATACTTGGAATTGATTTTGAAAGCTTGCCATATGATGAGCTTTTAAAGTTGGCTAGAGCTGGAGCTATAGACCTTATAGAAACAGATGCTCGCTATAAGAAAACCAATAATGCAACTAAACAGATTCTTCACTTGCTAGGTAGATTCTTGGATCGCCGATCTAAAGAGGAATGGAAGAAGTATAACGACTCCATGACACTAGATTCAGAAGCAGCAGCAAGAGCTATCGCCTTTGAGGAAGCCAATAACATCTTGCCAGAATTAGCGGGCAGTACGTTTGCCAATGTGTTTGCAAATAAAAATGAGGTGCAACCATGAACTTTTTGAAACAAGTAACTCTTAATTATAAGCACCTTCAAGCAACAAGTCTTTTTGCTGCACATCGTGAAGTAAGGTTCTACTTAATGGGTGTATTGGTTAAAGATGGAGTGATGGCCGCAACAAATGGACATTGTGCTCTTATCTGTGACGCTCCAGAAGTAAAAGATTTAGAGGTGATTATCCCAATTGAAATAGTTAAATCTTTTATTAAAAAGGTCGGTAATAACCCAAAAGTAAAGACTATCACTTTAAGCCAAATTGATGATGAATTTTGGTTGCTGGATTACGAAAATGGGATGTTTGAATTCTTCCGACCAATTGACGGCAAGTTTCCAGATATAAGCCGTGTTGATATTCCAAAACCGACCGAACCCCCTAAAGAGTTTGTGCAGTGGAATTTAGAATATGTGGGCCAATTCATGAAGTGCTCCAAAATTCTTAATTGCCGATTCCCTCTCTTTTATCCATCTGGTGCCACTACTTCAACTTATGTGGAATTTGTGGACGGCGTACACGGCCTATTGATGCCATTGCGAGTTTGAGGAGAAAGCTAATGTTAGATTTGAATAAGGAAAGAGAGGCTTTTCTGAATACCTTCCAATATTACAAAGGAAGAAGAGACATTATTTTTAGTAATGAGCATGAACTGTTTATGACTAGATCAAACAATCCTTCTGAAATTGCTCAGAAAGAAATAAGCAACATGAATAGACGTTGGGATGCTTGGCTTAGATGTGCAAAGCATCGTGATGCAGAGCTAGAAAAAGCCAAAGCTCAGGCGGTGCCAGAGAAAAAGATTTACTTAACCTGTGAGCAATTATATGCAGCAGCAAACTTTGGTGCACCAAACAAAGATCCAGAACTTTTAGAAACTGAATTAACAATTGCTTGGTTTGATGAAGCTCATAGCGGCAGTGGTTACTACGTTTATATAAGTGAGTATCCAGAAGAAGGTGCAATGAAGTTGGAAAGCGAATCAGGAGCTGAGGGATGAGTGAATTTAACTTTGAGCAACTTTATCTAATGGCTCTCATGAATAGTAAAAAGCCAAAGTACGTTTTGAATTGGGTTCATGTATCCAGACATGGGCCAGGTGCGACAAAAGCTACAGAAATTTGTGAATATTTTGGGATAGATCCAGAAGGCACTGATTTTAGAAAAGCGGAAAGTAAGGAGGGGTAAATGGAGATTGATCGTCGAGTACGTGCTAAAGAGTTTATGATGCTAATGTCTATTGGCCGGACTAAATTCTATCGCATGATAAAGAATGGTGAAATTCCTCAACCTATCAAGGTAAGTGACAAAGAGGTATTTTGGCACGAATCTAGTGTTAAGAAAGTTGTCGAAAAACACAAAGATAATTCTGATATGATAGCCTGCTAA